CTTTAATCCTAACATTAAAATCCTTCCATCTCCATCCATACTCCTCTCTGACATAACCATCGTAGGTTCTAGGAAGGAGACTCGCGTGTATTTCATTACTAGTGACCGCAATAAGTCCAGACGGATCGTACTCATCCCATTCCGTGAAGTCCTCTGGAGGCACTGTAACTGTAGTAGTCGTTGTTGTAGTAGTCGTTGTACTAGTAGTCGTGGTGGTGGTCGTGGTAGTAGTCGTTGTGGTAGTAGTCGTTGTGATCAGTCTTATGTAAAGAGATCCCTCCGGATACCCCGTACTATCAGGAGGTGCAGTAAATCCCATATGAATAGGAGAAGTATCTCTAGTCAAAAGATATACAAAGTTCTCCGACAGAACATAGCCCATTGTTTGAGCAAACCCAAACGGTCTAGTAGTTGTCAATCCTCCTGCGGTATCTTCCGATAGGTATACTTTCTTTCCTATACTACCTGACCAATCCCATGAAAAATCTCTGACCGGCCCAATTCTCCTTATTCGAATCTCGTCGTCTGCTACTCCTTTGTCTACTGCCAATCCTCTAGCTGGATTTTTACTTACCTCTGCTTTGGCTTTATAGTACTTACCATCCGACTTCAAATATACTGCGTCATTAATCGATACGGATTCTCCTAAAGTGCCTATAAGTATAGGGTGCATATGATGATCAATATCATCAATACTCCCTTTAAGGACTTGATCCCATCCGCCTATTGGTAGCTCCACTAAATCGAAGTCATACTTTGATGTTGGCATAATTAAACCGTTGTGCTAGTGGTACTCGTCACTGTTGTACTAGTAGTCGTAACCGTGGTCGTTGTTGTCGTCGAGGAGATCCTGCTTACCACTAAAGTCCTTGAATGTATATTGTCGTATCTTACTCCAGTATCACTCTTATAGTTATCGACTTGAAAGGTTAGCTCGTCTTCTAAAGATCCGTTGTCTGCCTCGTTCATTGCTTGGCTATACTCCCAATAGTAAGCAGACAGAGAGGTAGCTGTCCTGACAGTTGACCCTAGCCCGTTTTTTACAGCTACTTCAAAGTATCCTTCATGGGTAGGAGAAGAGTCAATCACTTCATCTGGATTATTTATACCGGCATCTGCTCCCCTTACTCGTGGACTCCATGTGAGATAAATATCTTTTCCGTATGTGGCGTGTCTTCCTTTTCCACTAGCTCTAAGATTTTCTACTACATAGGGAGCAAACGCTCTTCCTACTATCGTATAGCTGAACGCGGTCGCATCCGCTATGTCTCCTACAAAATGGGCATTGTAAGGAACGAACTTGAAGTAAATAGTTGCTCCTTTGACAAAGTTGGTGTCTCTTAGCAAAGTCAGAGAAGTATTTCCAACGTGCCAAAAGTCTTCTCCCGCCGACCATGTTTGTCTTATACTATCATATCTTCCTCGGCTAAGGTCGCTGATCTCGTATCGTCCTTCGGTTACACTATCTGGAGTAATTGTCTCAAAATTTATAATCTCTGTTCCGAGGAGAGACAAGTTTCCATTGTTTAGCATATCTGTTCTAGTAATAGTTTCTATCTCACTAAAATCATCATCGAAACTTGCGTCTACTTCAAAAGTTAGCTCCTTTTCCAAAGTCAATGCTTCGATGTTTAAGCTACCTACTAGACTTCCATGATTGGCATAATAGACCGCATCGTCCAGATAACTATAACTAGTGCCTCCATCTATACTATAGTATATCTCGTAACCCACTTCTGTGCCTACTTTTCTACCGGCTAATGGGAGTAATACTATTTCTTCCCCGACTAGTGAGTACGGGGCTTCCATTATGTCTGTCTCTGTTAGTGGCTCAAGTCCATACTCCCTTCTTGATCCTTCGGTAGTGACCGCAGCTAAAGTAGCAGAGGAGGTCATATAATCAGGCTCTTCCATAAAGGTGATACTTATATCCTCTTTACTTAGATTGCCTTCTCCTATATCCATCACTCTACATACCATGTTGCTTATGTTGTGTTCTGAATCACTTAGCTTAAATAAGTCTCCCACTTCGTATTTAAAAGCAGATCTATTGATGATTGCCTTACCTTCTGCAAACGGGTATGCCGCTCTCCTTATAGCTCGGTCTGCTGCCCAACCTGCGTTCTCTTTACTCCCGTACATCATAAGCTGAACGGACTTAGTTACTGCTCTTCCGTGTATCTCCGCTGTGCCTCGATCATCTGCGGTTACTGCGGATCTTCTTATATTTAATGCCTGTTGAGGTGTTTCATGAATGACTAGCTGATAGTCTCCACTAAAAGTAATATACTCATGATTTGAGTCTATAGAACTTTTATTGCCCCTTTCGTCACACATATTTTCATAGCTAAGAGTCATGGGATTATCGTAAGTACCGGAGTGCTCTATCCAAGGACTCCCACCACAAGTCCGAGTACTTATTACTCCACTGACCCTTTTTATATACATATCACATCTGCCAAACTGCCTCTTTACTACGTTTGAAGAAGTCCATACATCTCCTACTATTTCCCAGTGTTTTGTATAAGGCGCAGGAACATAAGTCCCAGGCTCCTCAGTCCATCCTACTGCAAAACCTAGTCCTGTATTCACAGTATCTCTGACGACCATTGCACTCCGGGCGTATTGGGGCTGGTTATCAGATCTCTCAGAATCTATTACTCCTACTTCACATAATACTTGAAAGTCTCCGTCTAGTATTATGTTGCTGTCAACTCGTGCATATCTTTTAGTCTCATCCAAAGGATTTAGCTCTATTACTAGATCTCCGCCCGTGGTGTATACGCTTTCTCCTTCGTTTACTACAGTCCATTTGTTGCTGTCTAAAGTACTCGCGCCCCAACTATCGTCATATGCTCCTGGATCGTACCTAGCTAGACTATTCGATGCTATCTCTGCGTTAAACGGTTCCGCACTACAACTGACATCGACATCAGTTACTCCACTTCCTGACGGTACAGTGCTGAACTCATAGTATGGGTAAAGGTGTCTAGGACTCTCGTAACTTCCACTCCAACTTCCTGATCCTTCGGTTCCGTCATGCGCGTTCATCCACGCACCGTTGTAGTAAAAATCAAAAGCGAAGTATATCCACGTGGGGAGATTTACTTTCCTAGTCACTCTTATCCACAAAGGAAAGTAAGAACTATCTATCTCCATCTCGTTAGAAGTATTGTTCTTTGACTTATGATAAATAGTTATTCTATTATCTCTATATAGTCTTATCGCGGTATATACATACGCATAGGAAATAGCGGAGAAGTGAGTATCTGAGAAACCGAAGCTAAAAACATCCACATAATCAGTATCGTTACTCCCTTCGGAAGTAATAGTGGTAAAGTCTACTCTTGTGCTTATTACATACTCAGAGGAGTAATCTTCAACTAAAAACCACGAACTGTTCATCCTATGTTGTTCGTACTCTGACCCTGAGTCTAGCTCTCCGCTCCAACTCACCCCACCTACGGCTATCGTAGGAACATTACTCCCATCTGTGTCGCTAATACTCGACCCAAATTGTAAATACCATCTTTCCGGATCGGGAGTTCCGGTGTAGTCAAACTGATCGGACGGATCAAAATCTTCTTCTACTGTCAACACTCCCGAATCGACAGTATATCTCTCATGGTGTTGTACCTGTACCTCATTTACTACTTCTTGCCATCCTCTCCTCTCGAACACTAAAGGCTCGGCAAAATCGTCCTGAGTTATACTAGGCAAAGTGCTAATATCTTCATATGCTCTTAAAGCATTAAGATGAAATTTACCATCTATACCATAAGGCATTACTGCTCCAGCATGAGTTAGCACATTCTCCATTATTCTCAATGCCGGCTCTTGCCGACTAATCAACATACTTAATCCGTGCTGCTCGTACTCTCCTAAGAAAACGTCGGCAAATTCAGAGAAACTACTATCGTTAATCCACTCGGTAGGAAACTCCACATAATTGTGATTAGTCAAGAAGTAGTACATTGCATGGGCAGGATTGTAGTCATAGGTTCCTATTGACTCCGAAACATTAAACGAGAATGTAGGACGTTTCTTATATACAAATCTTATTCTAGGCGCTCTGTTGTAACTCCCTATGAAGCAATCATCAAAGTAGGCGTAACACAATCCTCTATAAGAAGGATTGGTAGTGCTTCCAACTTCTGCTCCTATTTGACTATTAGCTGTCTGGTCGTTCGTGCCGAAGTAAAACGTCATACTCCCCATACCTTCCAGAGTAATTGTTTCCTCGCCACCGCTCTCAGGACATTCTAGTACTCCCGCCCATATAATCTCTTCGTCTCTTAATACTGTGTATAGAACGTCTACTGGACCTAGTACTATGCCTTGCGCCCAACTTAGATAATACTCATATCCGACTACTACCTTTTTTGTTTTACCTCCACCGCCTTTGCCTCCGCTCTTGACCTTTTCTTTGATCGCCTTTGTTCTCTCCTTACCGTACCAGAATATCTGACCGATAGATCTAGTAGTTCCCAAAGCATCGGCTATAGGCACTCCTTCTTCGATAGTTGGAACGTCTAGCTCGTGGGTCTGTGGACTCCCCGGACTCGGCATGTCAGAAGCAACAGGATTGACAAATGTTCCTACTGCGAATCCTACTGCTGCTCCCATTAGAATCCAACCGGCACCACCAGTAAAGTATCCGGCTACTGCTCCAACTATTCCTAATGTTATTTGTCCTGTAGTCATGCTCTTACCCTAAAGGCTCTTTTCATCCTATACCAGAAGTAGTCCTCTTCAAATCTTCTCTTTTGTACTCCTATGTCGGTCAATGCCTGATGTACATAACCGTCCATAAAGAGTCCTCCATGTGCCTCGTGAAGTCCAAACTTATAAAGTATTATGTCTCCATTCTTAGGCTCTTTTGGGTCTACTTCCACTGCGTCAAACTGTGCTTTGATCCCATCTACTAGGAGTTTCTGTCCGTTATGCAAATGCCAATCTTTTGGGTACTTAGGGATTATTATTTGTCTCCCTTTATCCGCCCCTACTGCTTTGTATGCTCGAACGATAAAGTGAATACAGTCACACCCACGCCCTTTTACTCCTGTCCAGTGCTTGTAAGGGGTATCGTGCCAACTACATATCTCTGACTTCAATCTCACTAAATTCTCCTTGTCGAAGAAGTAGCCTTTTTCGTTCACCTTTTCTCCTCACTTGTGTATACTCTACATAAGCTCGGCAATCTAAACACTCCCAAAAGATTGCCGCTATACTGCCAATTCTTACTGGTATTAATTTGGTATTACAAATATCACAATATCTCGTATCTAGTATACTCATTAACTCCACATAGTCGGATTGTCATATGGGAGATAGGGGAATCCAAAGAATCTGTCTAGTAACGGATTATTCAAGTTGTTAAACTTATCTCTACAGGCAGTCATAGTCTTATCGCATCCAGCATACACGGAGACACTAGCACTGCCTGTCATATCTGGTATATAGTGCCTCAAAATAATAGTACTTCCTGTATGATATACTATCATCCTTCGATACCCACTCCACTCTAGCCAGCCAAAGGTATAGTAATCATCTGACTTCAAAGCAAAACTACTGCATGTTAAAGTAACTAGATCAGACGCCATAGAATCAAGAGTAACATCGTCTTTATAACTTGCGGCAGTTACTCCACATTGAGTGCCGTATAAAGACAATGAGCATAACTTCTGATACCGTAGTCTAGGAACCGATTGACCTAAGAACTTCTCCAGACCTTCACACTCCAGAGACGCTTTCCTGCCTTGTACTCTACATCTGGCAAGAGTGCCCATGAAGTAAACCATTGCCTCACGAGGAGACTGATTGCGAAATATCCGCATTACTCGCACCCATGTCTTATCTAGGGGAGCAGCGGTTAAATAGCTCTTTACTTCGGGCTGTAGCTTATTGACATTTATCTGGAGTTTACTTATAGTCATATCAGAACTATGTCCTATTCTTTCTCTCCCTATATAAGCAGGTTCATAAGTATACCCACCATAGGTTAGCTCCTCGTCCGCACTAGTTACTCGGTAAGTAGCTTGATCATTCCAGAAGTCGTATATATCTGCTGGCTTTCTAGTACGGGAAGTCTCCAGACTATCTATTTGATTGCTTGTGTCTCTCATACTGTTGTCGTAGTTGTAGTATAGCTCATGGTTTCGTCGTGAATACTCTGTATTCTAACACTTGTCTCCGAGACAAATGGTTTGATGTAGGCCATTTCCATTGTGTCTATCTCAAATCTCGTGGGGAGCAAAAAGCTGACTAGTACTCTGTCAACGTAGTCTGCGGATACGTTATACCCTATTTGACTCCCTAGAGTCAACTGCGTGTCTGAGGGCCACCCAACTACTTTTCTATAAAGTTCAGTACCATCAGGGAGTAGTATAAATAAGTATCTTCCTATTATTGTGTTCTGCGCCCAATAGGAGGCATACTCAATATCTTCTATGGTTATTGTAGTATCGCTTGAACTGATAGCTCCCGTTATTACTACGTCTCTCTGCCAAGTCGGTGTCCAGAATTGTTTCCACTTTCCTAATGTAGTATCAAAAAATCCACGTATCTCACTGCACTCGCTTACTCCATTCCAAAGATACTTAGCCTCTAGAGCATACTCGCTTTCAGGCTCTCTAGTATAAATTATTTGTACTCCTAAGTTCTGTAACATCTCCACTGGGCGGCTAAGTCCAAGACTCATGCCATCTATCCAGTTTGGCTCCTTATTGAAAACGTAGTATCCTTTATACATCGGGAAGTTATGGGAGAATATCTTACGGGTGATGGTATCTTCCCATGCTTCTTTAAAAGAAACTGACGCTCCACCATACGCACTAGTAACCTTGCCAAACGGAACATTATCTTCCATCGTCATATGGAGAACTGGATAAATCACACTTCCACTAGGCCAAGTATTTACAAGTGTACCGTCCAGAGTCAAGCGAGTAGTAGTCATGCTGTATATCTCCACAACTTCATAATCATCCCAATCGTTATAGAGTACAGCTAATCCTCCTACTTCAAAATGCATCTTGTCGATGTTAGTTAAGTCAACATACCCTTGACCTGCCGTGGCTTGAGCCGTAAGAGATCCTTGATCTCCCCATACAGGGACTCCAAACACACTGCCTTGATTCTTCTGAACTACTCGATTGAAATATGCCGACTCTCCAGCACTGGTAAAGGTGATGTCATATTTGACTTTTCTCCTCGGCCAACTTATCAGTGCGGATCTTTGCTCGTGTCCGTATACCGTCCGGATTATACTAGTCTCGTAGGTATAGTCAATATAGAACTCTGACTCCCACTCGCACTCAACCATCATGTAAGCATCAACGCTCATCTAAGTACTCTCTGGATCTTGTCTCTATTACTACTTATGACATTTATAAGTGTGTTCTCTCCATCCGGACTTCCTAGTGCGGCTAGCATTTCTCGCTGATCTACATAATTCATAATTTTAATCTCTTGCTTCTGTTGAGCAGGAGCAGCGCCGCCAGCACCTACAGCGCCACCCCTACTCCCCGCCCCGACCTGGCCGCCGGTAGCAAATCGTCTTCTACTAGGAGATGAAGGGGTTGAGTAAGCAGGAATCGGTAAACCACTAAATAACTCCTTCGGAATCATCTTCCTTCTCATTGCTTCCATAACGTCTCTGCCGTAGTACATAACCGAGGACACCGGCTGCATAAACTCCTTAGCATTAGCCCATATAGGTATATTATCCGCTTTACTATGAGGAGAGTGTCCTTTTACTTCTCCACCTTCGGCAAGAGTTTGTTGTCGGATCATTGCGACTCTACTTAAACCGGCTGCTAGAGCAATCGCCGCTTGTGCCGCACCTATTGCTACTCCAAACGGGCCTAACTCTGCAAATGCAGTAAATGCCTTTTGAGCGCCCTCATAGGCACTCATCAATGTCTCCCTTATCGCTACAGCCTTCTGGAGAGCAAATGCAGTCTTAGTCACTTTAGACTGCTTACCAAACATATAGCTAGTTGCCTCCACCAAGTTGTCCACTGCCTCGTATGTTACTTCTTTTCTAAGCTCCCACATCTGCTTCTCGTGGTCAGCTACTTTCTTCTGTCTCTCTATCTCCTGTGCCGCATATATTTCTTTTACTGCGTCTTTCTTACCTTCAAAGTCTCCTAGTGCGTCTAACTCCGCTTGGTGCTTAAGTTTCAGCGCCTCTAGTTCTGCCTGTTGTTGACCTTGTAAAGTGTCAGGCTCGTCTTTGGTTCTCTCCTGAATCTTGTCTATCGTATCTTGGATCTTCTCCGCCTGATCCTTTTTGTAGTCGTTAATTTCCTTTTGATATTTTTGAGTGATCGCTAGCTCTAGCTGGCCCATCTTCTCCCACTCAATGCCTCTAGCTAAAGCATCTTTCTTGAGTATCTCCAGTTCTCGATCTCTTTGTGCTTCGAACTTAGATACTCCCTCTTCCATCAAATCAACTCGGATGCCCTCTGCTTCTCTCTCCGACTCTATTATAGCGTCCTTGACAGCATTGGCCTGTATTATTCTAGCGTCCTTCGCTTTTTGCTCCGCTTCTAAAACCTTAGCATTGGCACGTTCTACTTGTCTAGCAATGCCTTGACCTACCGATAAGTCTCCTTGACTTTCCGCTCTGATCTGAGCGATCTTATCTTGAACAGTTCGCACGTTCTCCAATTCT